TGGTGGTAGAAAGAACAAAGATATACAGAGAGTTATAGTGAAAAAAGTAGTTAAAAATACAGGAGTGAAGTACGATGGATTCCAAGATGATGTTGGAAGTTGGGATAAGTACGGAGACAAAGATTACTCTACAGATTTTGATTTAGAAGAATTAACAAAAATGTATGCGGACAAAGACTAATATGAAACCAAATTGGGATAAAATATTAACAGAACTTAGTGTAAAGGTAAGGGATGGAATTCCAGACTTGACAAATGAACAACATCTTATTAAATTATGGGATGTGTTACGAGAACAAAAATGGAATCTTGAGTCAAGAGTGGAATTAATAAAAACACTTACAGAGAAGTTAGTGCCAAATCCAAACCCAAGTCCGAAGGCCAGAAAGAAGATGGTAACGATTGGATATGCAAGAACATTTTATCAAAGTCAAGGTGTTGATGCCGATAAGTTAAGTGATGATGAGATTGAAAAGAAGGCAAAAGAAGACAACAAGAAAAAGAAATCAAAATCCAAAGACGGAGAACCAAAACCACCTAAGAAAAATGCAATTGATTTTGAAAATGATACGACAGAAGACATAGTTAGAAAAACTGGTGGTGGTGAGTTTAAAGAAACAAACCAAGAACAATCAGTAGAGAGAGTTCAAAAAGATAGAGAAGAAGTCTTCAACGGAAAATCAGGTAAAGGTGGTGGTGATACTACAGCTCAAGAAGAAATGGCAAATATGTCAAGGGAGATATCTGTACAAAATCCTGATATGAGTCAAGAAGAATTAGAAGAAGCTATGTGGAAAGAGATACAAGAAAAATATCCAGATAGTAAGTATGCAAAAAATGAAAAAAGAACAAAAAAATTAATTAAGAAATCAACCGCTGGTAGAAAAACTATAAAGGAAGTTCAATCAAATGAAGAATATGATTATGGTGAACAACCAAATGGTTATCCTACTAACACCACAAATGGTGAAATAGTAAGAGATACTTTACTTACAGAATATGAAAAGGCAAAAGCTGATGGTGATAAAGAGGCAATGGCACACTATGAAAGAGAACTGAAATGGATGCAGAAAAAAGCCACGGATAAATCTGTAACAGGTAAAGAGGGTGATGCTGATACTATGATGGTTTACAAAGATAAAAAAGGTAGAACACGAGTATTATATGTCACCAATAAACAAGGTGAGGCGGATATGCAATCTAACTCTACGATTGAAACTGTTTCACAAGCAACTACAGAAAATGTACATCCAGATGCAGAACCTGAAGTGGTTAATGAAATCCAAAAAGGTGCATCTGAACAGGCAACAGGTTTCAATAACAAGTATGTAAAGAGAAGTTCAGAAGTGATAAGAGAAAATAGAGAGGACTTGTCTAAGGTAGAGGATGTTATAGGTAAAGCAGCACAAGCACAAACTGGTAGATCATCTTTTCATAATGATAAACCAGACGAAAAATATTTAAATGAAAATAAGAAAAATCCAGAAGTTCAAGCAAAACTACTTGGTATGGATAATCCACCAAATGATGATCCTAAGTCAAAGGAATATAAAGAGTGGAGAAAGAAAGTAAAAAATGCTTGGAACGAGTCAGAACAAAACTTTACACCAGAACAGGTAGTTCAAGCATCATTAGACTCAACGGGAACAGGTTCGGTTCAAGGAATTGGAACAGGTGCTAGTAGTGTACCATATACCACAGTGAAGGCAACTCAAGTTACGAGAGATTTGAGAAATAGGGTAAAGGATATGATGAAAAAGAATCCTAATATGACTCAAAAAGAAGCTTGTGAAGCAGTTGCAAAAGACAAACGAGGTAAAAAAGGAGAAGAGAGACCTTTATATGGTGGACAATTTAGTGGTGACGATATAGAAAGAATAATGGATAATAAAGGATTGGAAGCACTCGAACAGGAACAAGAGAAGAGAGCTCGTTCTATGGATGGAATGTATGAAGAAACCACAAATGGTTTAAGGAGTGCTGATGTTAATCTTTATATATCACAAGGTTTGAGTGAGGAAGAAGCACTTGAGAGAAGTAGAAATGAGGCTGGCCCACACGAACAGAGTTATACTGCTGGGTTTATGGAAAGAATGCATTGGATGGATTATATATCAGGTGATGTTGATGGTAGGGTTGTTGGTGAAATGGGTGAGAATTCACATCCACCAAGACATATCAGAGAATGTTTGGCAGAACAGACAGGATTTGATGGTGATCCTAATACCGATAATGAAAAATTAAAAGAACATATTTTGAAGAATGTTAGGGCAGATTCAGAGAATCAGACTTTGACATTTGTAAATAAACAGAGTGGTGAAACAAGAACTTTAGGAAATGATACACATAGATTGGCTGGTAGAAATGAAAAAATGGCTGGAGCTTTCGGTTCGGATATGGTGAAGTGTCTAAAGAGTAAGGGAGCTTCATAATGAAAACACAATTACTATGTACATTCACAAGACAATCAAGTTTAGACGATGTTATTAATATTATCATTGAGTGTAATGATATTCTATATGATAAGATTTATGTGTTTTCAAATCTAAATGATTCATCACAATTAATGTGTACCTATAATGTAGAGTTTGATGATAGTTACCAAGATGGGATAATGGATACTATTTCACTACATAGAAAAAAACAAACCAATACACTTTACACAATCAATGCTCTAAATGAAGTTATTCGTTCTAAGAATAATGGTGTGTTGGATAAGAAGTTCCAAGTTGATTGGAAAGAGTTTCAGAATTCCCTAATCTTAACAAACGATACTGGTTTAAATATCATTCCTACGAAGATACATCAAATCGTTAATATCAAGGAATATAATAATTAAAAAAGTGGTTTCATTTGGTTGTTCGTTTGTCAGAAATAGTTTTGACAATGAAAACATAGACAGAAAAAATCGTGGTATTCACACAATTAATCATAACAATGATAAGTATAATCACCACATACGATTTATGCCTGAAACAGAAACTAACTTTACAATAGAGTTAGGAGAAGTGTTAGGAATTGATTCGGAAAACTATTCTATGGGTGGTACTGGTATTAGATCTATGGTTAACAAAGTATTAAGTTATATAGAACAATACGACACCAAAGATATTTTTATTATAATGGGGGTTACGGAGTTTACAAGGTTAGATTTTCCTAATCCAAATCTTAACGAAAAGTGTATTAAGTTACCTGTAGAAGAATATGCAAAATATTATGACGAGGATAATGTTGTGTTTGAAATACGAGGTATATTAAAAATGCTGTCTTCTTATCTAAAATCTAAAAACATACAACATTTATTTATCAATACATTTAATAATGATTATGTAATTAGTGATGTGGTGGACACTTTACAATTTCCAAGTGGAACTGAGTTTTGGTGTGAACATATTAAATCTTATGATTCTACATTTAAATTAGAGCACCCAAACATTGATGATCACATAAAGTTAGCTAAATTAATTTATAAAAAAGTTAAAAAAAACGCTTGACCCGTATACTATTTCCTTAGTATATTTAGGTGTTGATTGAGATGAGTACTTTTAAAAGTGGATAATCAACAATCCGTTGAAGGGCGTTGAGAAAGACTAATCACCTTTTGAGTCTAATGGAGTTCCGAGATTGAAACAGCTGATTACTTGAGTAAATCGATGTTGAAGAACGAAAGGAGCTGTGGGGTTCGAATCCCCACCATCGGACAGAAAAAAAAAAGAAAAAAAGCTTGACATTGTTAAGCTTTTTTCATATATTATAGTATGATAATGAGAAAAATATTCGGTAAATATATTATTGGAATGGGTATTATTCCTTTTCTAATCATTCTTGAAAAACAAATCAAAAGATTAAGGTTATTTTTGTTCCATTATAAAATGGACATATACTATCACTACAAAGATAGACAAGATACTGAATTTTTAAATCATATCAGAACGCAAATTAATTACGGAAAGGAAAATTTATAATGGATATGGGAACATTTGCTATGGGTTGTATGAACTACGAAATCACAAGGGACGCTGGTAATTTACCAGAACACGACATTGAGTTCCAAAATGAAACAGGTATAGGGCCAACCTATAATAACAATGAACCTATGACAGATGAAGATTGGAGATTTGCTCTCGAAGAAGATGGTAGGATGTCACCAGAAGAAATCGATGAGTATCTCGATTCTTTCAATATGTAAGGAGGAAGATTATGGCTAAAAGATATTGGGTAAATGTAACTATGGAAATATTTGTTCCAGAACAAGGTCTTGGTGAGAAATCTACCAAGAATGAGAACAGAGATGCTAGGTGGTTCGCAGATACTATTGCATCTAAAACAAGAGAACACATTAATGATGAGTTCAAATACTCAGAGAGAGATTATCATCTTAATGAAGTTCAAGTAAATTATTTGGAAGATTAGTAAAAAAGTGCTTGACTTGTATTGATTTATTTCGTATATTAAGGGGTAAGATAAATAAAGAAAAGGATAAAGTTATGAATTAAACTTTCAGCCGTGGGTTCTCGATGACTACATATTTGGAATCGAAAGGGTTATGTAGAGTTTCACGATATTAGAAACAACCCTTGTGAGTTAGGTGGTTAAACTCTCATTTTTTTGTGGTTCGGATAACAGCCGAAATCAGATCAGACGCAACTTTTCGAACCACAAAAGTTTTTTTAAAAAAAATGAAAAAAAAATGTATTTTGGGATTTTATATACATATATATTAATGTATCAAGGATGATACAAAGTTTTTTGACAAATTGAGAAATCGGAAAAGTACAGAGAGTAATTAACTCTGTATGGAATTGGCTGAAAAATGGATACACTTCGGAAGTCCATAAAGCAATCCAAGATTAGTTCGTGGTGAACCTACAAAGCCGAATGGTGAAGTGGTTGAGACATCAATAATCTAATGTACTTGAAGAATAAAAACAGAAACGATTCTGTTGACCTTATTGTGGGTAAGGGTAAGACTGAAATCCCACTTTATGACTGAATAAACTAAACTCTGAGAGTTAAGGTAATGGCATAGAGGTTGTACTCGATTCAATGAGACTAACCATCTTGAGAATCACTTTCGTAACTGAAAGATGTTAGGTATAAGGTATAAAAAATCAGAGCTTCAAGTTGTGAGTAATCGTTAATCTCACATTCCCAAGATTTCCAATCTTTAAAAAAAGGTTCTCACCGATTTTTAGTTTCCACTTTTATACAGACTTAAAAACAAGATGAACCTTTTTTTATGCTCAAAATAAATAAAAAAAGATCACATTTTAATCAAATGAGTTGATATATATTATTGTATCAAGGTTACACTTGATTAGAAATTAAATAATGAATAATAACACAATAACTATAAGGAGTTAAACAATGGACTTAAATGCAATTAAAAAACGCTTGAATCAGTTACAGACTACGAACAATCGTACATCCAGTCTTTGGAAACCACAACCAGGAAAAACTCAAATTAGAATTGTACCTTATGCACATAATAAGGACAATCCTTTTATTGAACTTTTCTTTCACTATAACCTAAACAATAGATCATATCTTTCACCAATTTCTTTTGGTAGACCAGACCCGATTGAGGAGTTTGCTCAGAAACTAAAGGGAAGTGGTAGTAAAGAGGACTATCAATTGTCAAGAAAACTTGAAGCAAAAATGAGAACTTTTGCTCCTGTTATCGTTAGAGGTGAAGAGAAACAAGGTGTGAAGTTTTGGGGATTTGGAAAAACTGTTTATCAAGAGTTGCTTTCCATTATTGCTGACCCAGATTATGGTGACATTACAGATCCTGTAAATGGTAGAGATGTATCAGTTGAGTTTATTTCAGCTGAAGAAAGTGGTGCTAGTTTTCCAAAAACTAACATTAGGGTAAAACCTAATCAAACACCTATCTCTGATGATCCTGAAATCTTGGAAACAGTGAAAACACAACAAGACATTCGAGAAATCTATCAAGAGTTATCTTACGATGACCTTACTGAAGTATTAAACGAATGGTTGAATCCAAGTGATGAAGAGGAATCTGAAAGTAAACCAGAAACCGTTTCATCCGAAGTTCAATCAGCTAAAGTTTCAGATACTTCTGAGGCCTTTGACGAGTTATTTAATTCGTAAATTTAACAATTATAGTGTGTGGCAACATACAAGAAAAGTAGAGATGGGTGTTATTGTATTCCCTAACTACACACTATTAAACTTGATAGGAGAAATGGATGTCATCAGTAAATGATGTATTGGCTAATACTTTAGCCGATTCACTAAACAAAAAATTCAAAGATACCAAAGTCGCGTATTTTCTCGATGGTACAGATAATACACCAACGGACATCAAGGATTTTATATCCACAGGTAGTTCGATGTTGGATTTGGCTATATCAAATAAACCAAATGGTGGAATTGCTGTAGGTAGAATTACAGAAATCAATGGATTAGAATCAAGTGGTAAATCACTACTTGGAGCTCACATCTTAGCAGAAACTCAGAAGAAAGGTGGTGTGGCAGTTTATATCGATACTGAAACATCAGTTTCACAAGAGTTTATGGATGTAATCGGAATTGATATGAGTAAGATGTTATACCTACACTTAGAAACTGTAGAGGATATATTTGAGGCTATCGAAGAGATTGTGACAAAGGTTAGAGAATCAGATAAGGACAGATGTGTAACAATATTAGTTGATTCACTCGCAGCTGCTACCACTAAGGTGGAGTTAGAGGCGGACTTCGATAAAGATGGTTGGGCAACAGCCAAAGCGATTATCATTTCAAAAGCAATGAGAAAAATAACTCAATTGATTGGAAGAGAAAGAGTCGCACTCGTGTTTACGAATCAGTTAAGACAAAAGTTAGGTGTAATGTTTGGAGATCCTTGGACTACAAGTGGTGGAAAAGCATTACCATTCCACGCTTCTACTCGTATTCGATTAAAGAATATGGGACAAATCAAAGATACAGGTAAAAATGTATTGGGTATGAAGTGTAGAGCACAGATTGTTAAGAACAGATTAGGCCCACCTTTGAG